AGTGCTGCATGCTGTTCTGCCAATTCTGAAATTCGGCCATCAACGCTCTTGCTGAATGTTTCAACTGTATCTTTAATAGCTGAAACTTGAGCAGCATTTGCTTCTGAAGCCTTGTTTAGTGTATCCGAGAAAAAGCCTTTAAGATCGCCTAGCATCTTTGCAAAATCAGGTTCATCAACCATAACTTCTGATACGTCGGCTGCTTTTTCTAGAACTTCGGCAGAAGCGTCTGCTACTGCATCTGCAGGAGCTTCTTCAACAGCTGGTGCTTCCTCTGCGGGAGCAACTGCTGCTGTGTCTTCTACGGCTGCTTCTGGTGCTACTGCATCTTCTGCAACTACGTTTTCTGTATTCTCTGACACTTCTTTACCTCCTTCTATGTCTGCCTGTTTTGCAATTTGTGTTTCAGGCATGGACAATCTTGACTTTTTGTGTAAATCAAGAATCTTATCTATTTCTTTTGCTTTGTTAACATCGTTTGATTCTACCCAACCGATCAATGTTGCAGGCTTACCTGTAACTGGGGAATCATATGATGACTCTGTTGATACAAATACTGAATCACTGTCTGCACAGTAAAAAATATTTTCTGCTACAACTTCTGTTGCCATTCCTTTAAATACTAGCTGCCCGTTCATTTTCTGAACAGACAAGATGTTGCATAGCTCGTTTGCTGGAGAATCAACTACTGATAATTCCATCAAAGCGTATTCTTTAATGAAGCGTACTGCTTTACCAGTTGACTTGTTAACTTCATTCTCTGAATCAATAATCTTTCCGCCAATTGAGAAACCTGCCAAAGTTCCGTCAAGAACTTTTTCCCAGGTATCCTGTGCGCCCTTTGAGATGTATGCATCTACATAAACGCCATTGTAAAATTCTTTTGTTACTGGATCGTAAAATGTTTCTGGTCTAAATGAAACCATCTTGCCAACTGCATTTGATCCATGCATCTCACGAATGTTTCCACGGAAATTTTCAAATGCTTTTAGACTTGCTTCTGCTGAAACAACGTCGCCTGTCTGATCTAAGTTATCGAGTGTCGCAAAGCCAGAGACTGTGCGCTTTTCACGATTGACTTTAGTGAATGGCACAGATAAACTGATGTTATCGCCATGTGAAGACCACAAAGATTTTTCAATATTCATATGCTTAATTTTATAGCGTTATTCACTATAACGCAAATAATGGTTGAGTAGGGCTAGTCAACTTGCCTTCCGTCGCCCTGAGCATTTCTGCCTTCCCCAGAAATATCTGGTGAATTTGCAGACCTTTCAGAATCTCTAGTTCTAGTTTTTCCAGCCTGTGCCCTAACCTCTGCCTGGGCCTGTGGCTTTAATTCTACAACCTTATCTCCACCATCAAGTGGAACCATACCCATTCTAATTCTAACCTCGTTAGGGGTAATTACCTGCATTCTTAAATATCTTTCGTCAATCTTAGACTGGGTATCTTCATCGGTCAAAGTCAACTCATTGAATTTAAGTAATAGGGCATCTGTCATTTCTTGAATAATCTTATTCAATTTCTTCTCTAAATTCATTTGAGCTGGACGACATACTTGCTCTCTAAACGTCTTATCGGCATCTCTTGCCACCGCCAAGTTAACCCCTTCTGGAGTTCCAATCTTATTAATTGGCACACGGTGAGACAATAGAATTTCATCTCTATTAGATTTACGATACACATTAAATGAAGACTCTTGAGTTCCTGCCTCAATTGGCTCCATCTTAAATTCAACCTTTGAGTCTGGTGAATCTGGTGGAAGTGGAATATATAGAGATCTATGATTCTTACCTCTTAGTCCCACCTGGAAAAATTCAAGGAGTTTACGCTCAGACTCTGTAGATAGCTTGGCACCCTTTACGGTGATAATATATCTTGGAACAGCCTTATTCTCAAAGTAGTCAAGATTATACTTGCCAGCAAATTCATTTCCTGCCATTGCATTCTGTGATGCAATAATGTCTGGGATGCCGTAATAGTTATTTGTTGGCGTATACTTCTTTAAATGAATAATCTCATTTGGTCTCTCTAGTCCGCCATCAATCGGATTTGGTGTCTCTTGATCTCCGAAGTTACGGAAATAAACAGCCTTGCCGTAAAGCAATTGAATAAAGCCATCACGCAAACGACGCACACGCATTGTCTTTGCTGGAATATGTCCGATATATCCAATCTTACCTGCTGAGGTTCTACCAATTTCAAGGTACCCATTGCCTGTTGCCTCAACATCTGTATAGGCCTTAATTAAAGTTTCAGTAAATGTTTCTTCTTCGTTGCATTCTTCTAGCCAATCATAAAGGTCTTGGCGAAGACGATTTAGCTTACGACGTGCACGATCTAATGCTTTGTCATCTGTAATATTATCAAATGCTTCTTGTGTCTTTCTTGTCTCAACAAAGTCGTGGCCTAGGCCAACGATATTGGAAACCTTAGCATTAATTGCTGCATAGTTATATGGAGAGATTTCATAAATCTGTGAAAGATAATCTAGATTATATGGTGGCTCAATAAGATCAAACATTGCATAGCCAGTGATAGCTTGTGCAAGTAAGTTCTGCTGTGTTTCTGTTCCATCAATTCCCTGGAAACGCTTTTGCAAATCTCTATTCATCTTACGACGGAATGAAGCGCCTAATCCAGATACCTTTGTTAAGTCTTCTCCCTGAATTTTAAATGGGTCGTTGCTCTTTGACTCTACTGGAGTATTAAATCTCATCCAGTCTGCAACATTAGAAATTGATACTTCTTCTCCGCCTTCATCATCAATAAACTCTATCATCTTGTTCCCCCATTTTTAAGAGCCTTCATCTGGTCTTTATATTCGCCAATATCCAAAGGATCTGGTGTAAGTCCCCACTTCAATCTTGTTTGCTGTTCTTCGTACTCTTCGTCATTGATTTTTCGTTTACCCATAAGAAATTTAGGCCCGCCCTCATATATACCGTATGTGCGAACTTCTCTAGCCAAAGCATCGATTCTGGATCTATTGCCTTTTTTTGACGTGATCGAAAGAAAGTTGCCATCGTCATCCCCAATCCAGCGTCCGTCTGGCATTTCCCAAACATATACTCCGAGAGTTGTCTCGTCCTCGTTAAACTTTGCGCCTACTCTTTTGATATCCATAGAGTTTTATTTTACCATTCTTTACAATCTAAGTCCAGCTTTTTGTCAAGGCATGTGACAAATTTATATACTTTGAAGCACAATCCAGTCATTATTATATGCAATAATGTCAGATTCTGTCAGGGTAACTGACGGTTCTGATACTGTAGATACGGCTCTGCCTGTATATAGCTCATAGTGAGTTTCTACCAGGCCTGCTGTTAATTCTTTTTCATAGGTAGTAATGTTCTTATATAGGTTACTTGGTCCGCCTGCAGTCTCATAATTTAATTGAATAGTACCTGTAATTGGGGTAGTAAATACAACTACAACGTGATGTGGCTCTTCTTCAACTAAATATGAGCTAATGTTTGTTTGATTAGTTACATCTATATTATTTACATATACTTTAGCTATATTGGCCTTAGAGACCGCTCCAGAGCCGTTCCAGGCAAATCTGGTAGTAGAAGGGTCAGAGCCATAGATAAGGGTGTTAGAAGCCAACGTGAGGGGTGTGAAGAACATCTCTACAGACTTGATATCAGACAATGTGTTGATATTAAATCCTGCTCCATCTTTAGCCCTAATTCCATTTGTATAGTTTCTAGAAAGGATAGGATAGTTTAAAGATCCCAAATAATATTCTGTATTTGAAGTTATTTTGTCTCCAAAATTATCTGCATATATATCTTTATTTGTATAAAAGGCAATGCAGAAGAATGATAGTTTTGGTAGATATTTACTAGCATCAGGCGTTGTCATTGTAATTCTTATATATAGCTTTCCTGATGAATCAAATGAGTCTTTGGTATATTGAGGGACTGGCTGACCATTTATACATGAAACATATGAGGTTCCGTCCACACTTGTCTCTACTGTAATGCCTAAATCATTTCGCCATTCCACCTTTGATGTTATTAGGCTCATTTCTGAAGGAACCATAATAAAGTCATTTATTACAAAAGTCTTTGCTTCTGCCGTCTCTGTTTCAAAAAATCCAAGGTGCTTATTTAAAACATCGTAATAAGTATTGTCGTCTAGCCAATTAGTCCATGGCTTATCTACTGGATATGAATAATCAAACACAGCCTTCATATTAGCGTCTGATCCGCTATAGAAAACACCCTCGTCTGGATATGCAATTTGAATTGCTGGCGATGTTACATTTCCATTAATATAATGGCTTAAAATAGTTTTTGATGGCAGGGAATATCTGTATGCAGCTGGAGCATCTATAATAAATGTATCTCCAGATGTTGTAGTCGGCCCAACACTTAGACTCAAAGATGTGTTTATAAACTTAAAATTATTTAGAGCTTTAGACTCTACTTCTACTCCGTCAATATAAAGAGATATAGACTCACCAGTATAGTTACCTACCAGGTGAGTTGTTTTACGTGAATATGAAAGTGGAGATATTACGAAGTCTGTTTCTGAAACCTTGAAAAGAATATGACCTTTATCCCAAAATAGACCTACATCATTTATAGAGTCTGCAAATAGTTTCGTCTCAGATTCTGACTCAATAGATGGGCTAATCCAGCATTCTAATGTAAAGTCATTATCTGATGTATCTGATGTTCCAAAAGAGGACGAGACCGTTGCCCCATAGTAGTCTTTTGTGACTGGCAATATTATATATGCAGTATTGGTTATCTTTGTTCCAGATACCCCGCCTGAAACTAACGGTAAAATGTTTGAAGCTGGTGATCCAACATATGTACCATTATTACCACACCCAGATGAATCTGCTGCAATAACACCAGAGGACTCATCCAGGGGCCAGAAGCCCACTGGAGAGTCCTTGATGACTTTCAGCTGATAAGACATATTTTATATTATACAGTATTAGTTATCAGATTGCTTATTTGCTTGGTTAAGAAGGGCTACTACCATTTCAGCTGTTTCTCTAGTAGAAATAGCGCTGGCGATATCCCTTGATGCAGATCTGATATCCAATAGACTTGCTTGTCTTTGAATTTCAAACTTCTTTGTAACATCTGTAATTACACGAAATGTTCCATTGAGGTCCTTGACTACAAAAAAGAGGGTCTCAACTTTTTGAGAGTCATCTTCTTTTACTTCATCTTGCGGTGTAGATTCTTCTACGTTTTCCATATTTTCTGTCATTTTTTCTCCTAGGCTAAGAAGTGCTTAAGTATCGAGGCCGTCGCCAAGATGCACCATACTATATTGAACCATATAATTGTTGGCAATGTTTTAATTGTTGAAGTAACTATTAATGCCATGCTTGAAATCAAGGCAAAGACAAATAGCCACCACCACTGTTTACCGAAAAGCAATCCAGGGAATATAATACTAATCTTTGTTCCAAATGAGACTGCCTCTATCGTATTTACTTTGTTCCAGTAGGACTTTTGAAAAAATCTACTGCTAACCGTCTTAAAATCATTTAAAGTCATCATATCTATCTTCTACCATCTCTAACATCTCTTGCCAGTCGGCAGAGGATTGTACAGCCAAGTTTTTTCTTATCTTAAATAGCTCATAGTTTTTATTCTCTTCATCAGAATAAGTATTTTGAAATTCATTTAAGTACGGTTCTAGATTAAGTATACCATTTCCCTGCATGACAAACAAGTAGTTCTCTAGGGCAAATATTTTGGTATTCTCGAAATCTTTATACTCAAGCATAGAAGTTTTATTTTTTTCTAAAACATCTTCTACAAATTTTGGCATCTTATTGTTTTCTGTAAAATTTTTCCAAAATGGTGTATCTTCCCTATCTGTTACATAGTGTAAATATATAAAGCTCAATATTTCTTCCTGATCTAGTCTATATTGATAATTAAACTCATCTTTATTTTTTTGATCAGCTTTTATTAAATCGTCTATATTTTTAGGAAGCCTTTTTAAATTACTTAGTTGAGATAATATAGCTGTTGCCTCCATTGGCTCAATAAATCCTGCAGATAATCCAAGAGCCATGCAATTTTTAATCCATATATTTTTATACATTCCAGGATTAAATTCAAAAAATAATCCAGGCTTTGGAGGATTAACTTCAAAACCAAAGTATTCTTCTACTTCCTTTTTGGCCTCTTCAACTGTAATATAAGATGAGTCAAATACGTATCCGCATCCATATCTATGCTGTAATGATGTAACCCACATCCATCCATATTTCATCGCTATGGCATTTGTATATGAAACAACGCCTTCCCCAACTTGCTCGTGAGAAAGGAAAAATGGAAAGGCTTTATCTGCTGGAAGGTTTTCAGAATAGCTCTTCCATTCAGAGCTATAATGTTTTCCAATTAATAGCCTCTTAAAACCACTGCAGTCAAAAATAAAATCTGCATCTACTACATTATCTTTGCAACTCACACTTATAACATTACCATGACTATCTATATTAAAGGATACCACCTCGTCATTTATATACGATATTCCTCTTTGCTCTGTTGCAATTTTTTTAAAATAATCTGCTGCAAGTCTGGCATCAAAATTTAAAGAAAAGTGAGCAATTCTTGTTTCATTTTTTGAAAATGGCATTTTATTGTTTTCTGACAAGGCAGAGTTTAGATCGAACTCCGACTGCTTTTCATTTTTTCCAATAGAGTACACCATTGCTCGTGAATTATGCTGATTTGTTTCATGTATAAATGCATTTAGCTCAGAGATGCCAAGCTCGTTTTCTCCAGAAAAAGAATTATAGTAGCTACCACCATCCATGTCCCAATTTGTGAATTTAGCCGCAACCTTTATGGTTGCACCACAATTTTTAATTAATTCATAAAATGGAATCTCAACAATATCCAAGAAATCTATAAACATCGGAGTAGTGCTTTCTCCAGCTCCCAATATGCCTATCTCTTCACTTGCTACAACAGTTATATTTGAATCTGGATATAAATGCTTAGAGTATAGCGCAGTCATCCATCCAGCGGCTCCACCACCAATAACAACAATATTACTCATAAGTTTTTTTCACCCACTTAAAATTTTTATACCATCCGTAGGAATGTCTGCGTGTATTATATTCGTTTTCCCTACCTTTTTTATTTAAGGTATCATCTCTTTCAGACACCCAGTCTTCTCTTTTAAATGGAATTATTTGAAAGATTGGTGTGCCAACTGGAATTATTCCTTCAAAATCTTTCTTTAAAAAGAATGGCAGATTTCCTCTTGCTAAGACACCGTCTGTATCTACAACTCCAGATAATGTAGTAAATGGCAAATCAAATCTATTTAGTGGATGTGTTATTAAGCAGCTGTATCCTTTTGGCGTCTCAACATTAAAAATTGACTTCCACGCATAGTGTGTTTCTTCATGGCCATGAGGAATTGGTAGAGTCTTGCTAATATTATTTCTTCTAGATGCTGGATCTGGACCAGTTCTCCATTGCATTGCCGTTCCAGAAGGAGTTTGCTCTACATATATGTCTGTCCATAATGTTGCAGTATATCCAGATATTAACCCATCCAAAAATGGTACACATGATTTTAAAGAATGATTGCCAGCCCCATCAACTATTTTTAGCTTACCGCCCTGAAATCTTTCAGCTTCCCTGTACCAATCTGGTACAAATTTTTTTGCTGGTAATGGTAAATCTATGAAGTCTGCATTTTCTTCAGGAGTTGAAAACTTAATTACTTTTTTATTTATTTTCATAGTATATCTCTTCTGACAAGTATTCAAATAGCGACTTGCTACTTTCCGTCAATGACTCCCACTCTTTCTTAATTATATCTGTTTCTTTAGAATATATGGCAGCTTCTTTTTTTAGGTCTAGACCAAATTTTGAATATTTTAAATATGCAGAGGTTGCATTTAGTGGAAAATAATTTAATCCAGTTGCAACACAATTTAATCCAGCCGAAGCACCACTTCTAGAATCTAATTCAGACCAACTATGAGAATGAAATTTTCTTATGGCAAGGTCTATTGGTGTCCTGTGGTTTGTAAATTTTTCATTTATTATTTCTGGATAAAATGTTTTTGATGTAATTTCTTTCCAATATATAGAGTCATCTCTTAATGACAATGCATAGTGCATGGCTACAAAATCCGCAAAAGCATTGAACTGCTGAAAATTTATCATATTGTAAGAATCAATATCCCATTGAGAAATTTTACCTCTTTCAATTATTTGACACAAAGATATCAAGAATTGATGAACTGTATACAGGCCGCTGCTTTCTAATGGCTCAATAAAACCAGCAGACAGTCCTATGGCAACAACATTTTTTACAAATGTCCGCTCATGTATGCCTACACGCATTTTAATATCTCTGTACTCTAAACTATCTACATCTCTATGTTCATCTGGCACTGTCATCTTATCAGAACGCAAATAATGCTTGAACTCCTCTAATGCATCTTCTGGAGATATGTACTTGTCGCTATATACGTACCCAGTACCAATTCTTTTCCATGAAGGAATATTCCAAACCCACCCATTACTTATTGCGGTGCAAGATGTGAATGGCTCTAGTTCTTTTTCTTTATCTGTATAAGGAATTCTAGTTGCCCATGCACGATTATTAGGTAAAAGTTCAGAGTAGTCTATAAACTTTTCTTTTAAAAAATTTCCTAGCAATAGGCTTTTAAAACCAGTACAGTCTATAAAAAGATCTGCGGAAATACTTTCTCCACTATCTAAAATTATGCTATCTATTCCATTTTCAGACTCTACAAAATCAATAATGTCAGCATTTATTAATTTAACTCCACTTTTTAAACATACGTTATTTTTAAGCCATATACCGAACATAGCTGCATCGAAATGAACTGCCGAATCTGTTTCATGATTAAATATTACTGAACCATTTGAAATTATTTTTTTTGTAAACTTATTATTATTTACTAAAGTCATAGATGGATAATATGTATTTGCATAATCAGATATTGGAGTTTCTGGGAAAACCATCTTTTTAATATACCATTTTTCTGTTCCACCAAACACTCTATCTGATTGAAAAATTGGATTACCGAATGGGTAGTGAAATGATCCACTGTTTTTTTCCAAGAAGTCTGTAAATTTTATACTTAGCTTATATGTGGCGTCGCATTCTGACATAAAGTCTTCTTTTTTTATTCCTACTAAAAATAACCAATCATTTAAAAACCCTAACGTGCTTTCACCAACCCCAACCGTAGGAGAATTCTTACTTTCTATAACAATAACTTCTTTTTCTGGAAAAACTCTACACATTGTTGCAGCACTCATCCACCCAGCACTACCGCCTCCGACAATAACAATTTTACTTATATCTTTAATCATATGAGACCTTTTCTAATTTCTTTTAAAACAATTTTATCTAATTTTTGTTCTTTAAAAATTTTATACAAGTTAATGAGTGGTATATTTTTTTTATATCTTTTTAATCCAACAGTTGAATTTACTATTTCAATCAGTGCGTCGGTATAATAAAATTCTTTAAATTCAATCTTATCTTCTGTGTCAAACGACAGGTAGTAGAGCGGATCATCTTTTTTTAATACAAAATTTATATCTTTATCTTTTATAAAATAAGAAGCATTCAGTGGCCTAAACCATTCTCCGATGTTAAACTTCCCAGGGATTAAATATGTTCCATTTGATATATTATTCTCAAAATATGGAGCAGTTTGAGAAACAGAAATTTCTGATTCGGAAAACAAAGATATATTTATAAAGTAGTCTAAAATTATTGACTTTTCGTTAAAATCTCTAATTCCTAAAAGCATAGATGAACCTGGAGTTTTTGCATCCACAGTATTATCAGAGTTTATCCTAACTGATACATCTAATGGATTTTTTATTAAAAACGTATTTTCATTATAGTTTATTACAGATGGACAAGATAACCAGTTCACAGAATTATCCATTGGCTTTCCAAATTTTTTTACATATTCAGAATGTAATGGTTTTGGCTCCAAATCAAATATCTGTGAGTTAACTTCTGACAATAGGTTAAACTTAGACCAATAAACTGTTTTCATATATAAATATTACCATATTATATCAACTTAAGTCAATAGTTTGATTGGGGCTACCACTCTATTTTTTGTATTTCTGGTCCATCATTCGATCTACCAGTTGCTCTTAATACGTTTTTAGCTAAATTTTCAAATTCCGCATAGGCTTGATTTATCATATCATGTATTTCTGGTAGCGAAAACATAGAAAATTCTTTCTTTATAATAATTGAACTATTTTCAAATCTATCTAAATCATTGCTATAAAATATTTCTTTTATGTCTTTAAACGTCAACACGCTATCTTTATCTTGCCATTTTTCTAAAAACAAGGATAGGCATGAATCTTTTATGAATGCTACTATAATTGGGGATAGTACGTTTGCTTTCATTTTAACTCGCTACATACTAGGGTGTTTTAGAGATGGAATTCCTTCTTCTGGAACTTCCTTGCCAAGCAGCTCATCTATTTGCTCTTGAGTAGGCAATTTAACAAGTAGTAGGTCTATTTCTAAATCTGTTAAACCAAGCTTTTTTAGGACCGACTCCTTTTGAGCCGAAACTTCATTTAGCTCTTTTTTTAAAGCATCTACTTGTTCCTGCGTAATTGTATCAACTTCTGGTTCTGATTCGATATCTTGAATCTTCCATTCTTGCTTAGATACGTCAAAGTATCCAACCATAGTTGATTGATCATACTCTGGACATTCTACCCATGTTGAGTGTGCTGGTAGTATGTACACTCCGTTTTGCAATTGATCTAAATCTGCAATGCTGGTCCCTACAAACTCATAAGTATAGGGATTGTATGTGTAAGCTATCATTTTTCTGCTTTCTAAATTTTATATTAAAATTTGATGCAATATAATAGAGACACGTTGCGTGGTCTATTTTCTGAAGCTGTGGATACGTTCATGCCACCGCCGTCTAGAGAGTTAAAGCTATACTCGTTTGAGCTTCCCCATCCCCAGTGTGATGATGCTGGGGCTGGATTTGAGTAGCTCCAGCCATAGATATACCAACATCTTAGTGAATGTGAGTGTGACTGCATTGCATGTCCTTGGCTATTACCAAAGCCTCTACCTGAGTCTGCTCCACGACCATCATCCCATCCACGAATAAACTCTCCACGAAGATCTGGTACGTTAAATGTTGTTGAACCGTTTCCTCCGCCGAATGTTGTTCCGATTGCTGCAAAGAGGTCTGCATAAAGTGTTCTGCTTAACTCTGCTCCGTTGCATTTTACGTAACCCGTTGGCGCTGATGTGTTTGAGAAGGCTACCACTGATCCTGGTGGGGTAATGCCTCCAGTTGTATTATTTAGTAGTGTATTTAACGTTGCCATTATGCTATGATTCTCCATCCATAAGTTGTATTGCTAAACATTAATCTAACAGAAGCATTGTTTACGTTAAACGGCATGTCTTCTGCAAGGCCCTGGATTAGCTGTCCATTTCGGGCAATATTTACTGGTGTATTAAACGCTGTACCAGCAATATCTGTTAGAACTATTTCATCTCCAAGTGCTGGTGATGCTGGTAGTGTCAGTGTTAGTCCTGAAGCTGGAACTATAAAGTAATTTCCTGTGCTCTGTACACCGCTTGTTCTTAGATTTCCACGAGCAACCAGTGTTTGAGAAGTGGTGATAATTGTTGGTCTCATATCAACATATCTCTTAGTTGCTACTGCAAGATCTACTCCAGCAGTTGGGTCTTGTGACACCTGAACTGTAGTTCCACCAGTAAGTGTTATTGTGTTAGCACTGACTGTTACTGTTCCAGTTGTTGTAGCTGAAGCTGAACCAATATTTACGTTTGTAGTTGATCCAGATACACCGCTTGTACCCAAGTTTACTGTCTTTGTTACACCGTTTGCTGTTGCTCCAGTACCTAGGTTATATGTAGATGCTGTTGTTACAGATGATCCCATATTAACGGTAGCGAAGTTTTCAGTCAATGTAGCATTCTGAGGTGCAGATGAACCAATTGTTACGTTAGTTGTTGAACCAGATACACCGTTTGTACCTACGTTAATTGTTCTAGTTGCACCAGATACTGTTGCTGCAGTAGCTAGGTTATATGTTGATGAACCAGTTGATACTGCTCCAATATTTATTGTCTGTGCTACGTTGCTTGTGCTTCCAATATTTAATGTTGTTGCTGCACCTGCAAAGTTTATAGTTGTAGCTACTGTGTCGTATAGGTTCTGAGTTGTCTGTGTTCCAACTACTGTTGGGTTAGCAATTGTCAGAGTTCCTGAACCGTTACCGATATTTACAGATGTTGCTGCACCACCGATATTAAGTGTAGTTACTGTATTGTTTACAAGATTCATTGTAGCATTTGATGAGTAAATGTCCCCACCAGTTGTATACAAATCTCTGATATGTAAATCGTTTGTAGTAACTGTATTAAAGTCAATTGTTGATGTTGGCTTTGTTTCTACTCCTGAGAAAATCCACCAGTGACCTGTCTCGTGATCTCTTGCAAGACCTGTGTATGAACCACGGAATGGTCCAGAAACTGTTGCTGTTCCCTGGTCTACAAGTGTTTGTGTTGTAGTTCCTGGGTTTGGCTTTGAAGTTGTAATTGTACCAGCTGATGCAGTTTCATTAATGTTTGTTGCTGTCTGAGCATATGAAACCTTATTTGCTGCAGGAATTGCTGTTACGATAAATGTTCCGTTGAATGATGCTGAAACTCCAGCCACAACAATCTGCTGTCCAATAATATAGTTATGGTTTGCTGAAAGTGTGAGTGTCGATACGTTGCTTATTCTATTTCTGCTTGTTACTGTTCTCTGTGTAGTTGTAACAAGTGTTGTAGAAGGAACGTCGTCTTGTGGAACCTCGAATGATAGCGAGTAAGGAAGAACTAGAGATCTAGCTGTTACTGTAAGAGTATCATTGATTAGAGGATCAACATCCTGAACTACGCAAGCGTCTCCAATATTTTCTGTTGGAGGATTTGTTAGTACGATTGTTGCTACACCATTTGTAATAGACCATGATGTTACATAGTTGATATTTACCTTTGTTGTAGAAGATGACGATACGTTTGCGGCTGTCTTAGCAAACGAGAATGATTTTGTTGTAGGAGTTGCAGTAATAACGTGTGTACCGTTAAATGTAGTACCTACTGTTCTTTCGACCTGGGCTGATCCAGATGAAGATGTTGGTGTCTGAGCAGGTCCAGTCTGAACATATCTAAATGTTGTTGTAGAAGGAACATCATAGATTGGGAATGTTCCATTCATAACTGAAGCTACTCCAGATATAACAACTGTTTCACCAGTTAAGAATCCGTGTTCCTCTGATGTTGTAATTGTTACAAATGTTGTAGAAACTGTTCTTGATACTGTAGTTGTTCCAGCAGATACATTTGCTGTATCATCTGCACCAGTATTTGCAAAACTTACTGTGTTAGATGTAACTGCAGTTACTGTAAATGTTCCGTTGTATCC